TTAGGAGTTTGAGTCATTTGCTTAATTTTTTCTACCTTGTTGGTAAACTTCTTTGACTTATTAGCTGCAGCAGGAGCGTCTTTCTTAATTACTTTCATGCCATTAGCCTTGTCTACTAAATCACCTTTCTTAACTTCTTTCATTTTCAAAGTCTTGTCCATCTCTGCAACTTCTTTAGAGTTAGCAACTACTAATTCTCTATAAGCCATTGGATCTTTAGTTAATTTCTTTAATGCCATTTTCTTAGCTAAAAGCATATTAGCATCTGTAATCTCGTCCATTTGAGCTAACTCAAACTTCATACCTTTAATTAACTGAGTATAGTTTACAGTATCAAAGTTAGGATACAAAGTCACTTCTGCATTAGAATTGTGACCATAAACACCTTCAGGCTTCTTGGCCTCAGATAAAATACGCTTTCCTTTTAGAATCTTAACTGAATCTTCATAGGAAGATACGTTAGATACATACTGAGGAAATTGCATACGCACGTTGCGTAGGAAATTTGCTTGTGACATTTTACCTTCTAAAAGGTCTGTGTATTGTGCTTGGATGTTTTTCATACTAATAAATATCTTTATCTTCCTTGACCTCTATATTGTTTGGGTCTTGGATTTTGTTTATTAAAACTCTTCTGTGCAGAACCTAATTTTCTTTTACCGAATGTTACTTTGTTACTGTTACCGGCTGACTTAGCTTTAGCCATTTTACAACTGTTTTAATTTTTGATAAGCTTCGATAACCTTACCACGAACTTTGTCCATGGACTTCTTTGTATTAGTTTTAATTTCAAAAGCATCTTCACTTTCAGATAATTCAGTTTTAAGTGTTCCTGTAAATTCTAAAAGTTTATTTACTTCATCTAATTTCTTATTAATAATCTTAACAGCTTCGTGAAACTGGTCAGACTTACCTCTTGTTTTAGTTTCGGTACGGAAGCTGTAGTAGTTTTCTCCTAAAGCTTTCTTACCCCACAAGTCTTTAACTTCAACACCTTTTATAGTCTTGGCTGCTTCTTCAGCAGAAGGTGCTTTAGTAAAGCCATCCTTAGTATAGGCATTTAAATTTTTCGCACCTTGCTTATCTGTCTTTGATGGTTCGCCTGCAAGACGAGGTGCATCTTCTCCAATTTTATCTCCTTTACCACTTATTATTTTAGCATTTTTTAAGATTGCAGTAAACTGTGGTGTTCCGCCTTCATAAAATTCAGGTAATGGATTTAATTCGTCATCTACATGTTGTAATGCTGCTATACCTCTTTGTCCTATTTGGCATTCAAACTTATGTCCTTTAAATTCTATAATATCTCCAATACTGTACGCTTTTCCCGTTATATCAACTGCTGTTTCATCTGATCCATCCTCTTCTCCTAACTTTTTTCTACTAACTTTCTTACTACCCATTGCATACTGCTCTCCATTTCCTGGAGTAAAAGTAGCACCATTTGTTACGCCGCCACCTGTAGTTGAACCACCACCCATTCCATCCTCACTAATATCTTTATTAAAGCCAGTCTTAATAATTTCAAGAGCTTTTTCGGGAGTTATCATACCTTGGCGAATAGCATTCATAAACATAGCTATTAATTCCTCATCGGCTCCTGTTTGTTTAAGAACATTCTCTATAGAGCTATTAACCTCATCCTGATCTTCTCTCAAAAACTGTGTTAGAAATTGATTATTCATTATTTAAGCTCTTTAATCTCTTGAATTAATTGATAGTACTGCATTAACCCTACTAATGTTTCGTCCTTTACAGCCTCTTTAGGTCCAATAGGTTTAATAAAATTTAGAACTTCTGCAAGTTTAATTTGAGTTGTTTTATCTTTAATACTTTCTTTCAAAAAAGAAATTTCTGACTTAACTTCTAGTAATTTCGTGTTAAGATAGGTCTTAAGTTGAACAGTGTCAGAAATATTATTAATATATTCTTTTAATAAATCCTTTTGTTCTGTGGATAAATCAGAGTATTTGTCGTTGAATTTCTCAATTAATATCTTATAAGCTAATGATCTAATCTCTTTATCTTCCTTCATAAACTCCTCTACTACCTTAGATGCTACCTTTCTTTCTGTTAAAGATTCTTTAGTAACATGCTCTAGTAAAGTAAGTTTATTTGTAATAATCTGCTTTGTATTTGAGTATTGTTTGCTCACTTGAGATTCAATCAAAGTAAAAATAGCACCATAAACCTTGTAGGTATCCACTTTAGTTTTGAAGAAATCCTCAATACTATAATGCTTTTTAATTTCCTTTATTAAATTATATTTCTCTTTTCCCAACCTCTCTCTGTCTAATTTCTTAGCCTGGTCGATAATCGTCGAAATTAACATTTCAGCTTTAGATTCGTTAAGTTTTGGGGAATTTAGTACAGTATTATACAGGTTATACTCTCTATTAAGCTCAGTATTAGAAAAATACTTCTTAATGATTTTAACGGCTTGAGGGTCTTTTTTAGACATTAAATCTGAGGTAGCTTGTCTGACAAGCAGCTCAAATAATATGCCCGTATTTTTGTACTTAGAATGTTTGATCATACATTTTTGCTTACTTATAAATATCAGTGGATTAGATTAAATCAGGCTTTATCTGGTCTTCGTTAAGAAGCTCGCTTTGCTGATATAAATCCACTTTTCTGCGACCAAACTGTTCTAATGAACTTTTATTTCTAAGATATTGTGCTTTTGCGGTTGTGTTTTCAGTTAAAGACAGTGGTGAATTACCTTGATATTTGACTTTTAATTTGTCTTCTCCAGTCTTTCCTGCTTGATCGTAACCAAGTCTTCCTGTTCTATCTGGTCCTAAAGGATCTTTTTCAGTGTTAATAAAAGAAGGATTTTCTGAAGGTCTGCCTGCTAATCTAACTGGTTCTAAAGGATTCATTTCGTCATATCCTTGTGGAACATTTGTTCCGGCTAAGTTAGTATTACCATTTCCACCATACATTGAAGCAATTTGGTGTGGTGTTCCATAGGCTTGACCTGATGAAGCAGGATCGTTACCCTCTTCTTCAATTTGTTTAATTCTGAAAGCTCTCTTCTTATCTTCAACAATCTGATCTCTGTATTCGTCAAACTCATCTTCTGAGAAGTGGAATAACTTATCGTAAATCCAATCTGTAGGCATTAGATTAGTTTCCATCATTTGAGCAGCTAAGTCAACTTTCTCTTTCATTAAAGCAATACGTTCTTGCTCGTAAATAATAGAAGGAGTAGTTAATGATAACTCAAAGTTTGTTAAAGATTCTTCAGTATATCCGTTTGCATATAAATGAACTAAAGCTATTTTAGTTAACTCACTTAGTGCAATACGTTGTATTCTTTCTACGGTACGTGCAAATCGAATATCTTCAGCAGCAAGTGTTGCTTTACCAGTTAAGTCTTTCTCGTATCCTAGGAAGGCTTTAGGGATTTTAAGCGCTGCGAATAATTTATTTAATAAGTAATTGACATCCTCAATACCATTATACTCTAATGGTGGTGCATTCTCAATTCTAGTAGAAGCGTCGTTACCACGTACAGGAATAAAGAAGTCTTCTAACATATTCTGAACGTTGTAGTTCAAATTGTATTGACCTGTCTTCTGATCAACAAGAGGAGTCTTTTTCATCTTATTAATCATTCTTTGCATGTAGTTTTCTACCTCGTTTGGAGGAATAGCACCAACATTTACAAAGAAAATTCTACGTTGAGGAGCGCGTGTGATACGGTGAATTAACATTGCATCTTCCATTAACACATATTGCTTATATAATCTACGTCCTGGCTCTAAATAAGAACGACCATAGGGTAGATAGTTAATATCTCCAATCAATCTAAAGTGAGCCATCTCATAGTTAAAAAATGTGATTCCACGTTCGTTCTCTGGAGAATAAGTAGAAATGTATCCTGCAGATGCACCTAGTGCGGCTTGAGGATCATACTTAAATAATACTTCAGATGGATTTTTAGGATTAGATCCTTCAATTCTTACAATGTTATAAGCCGAGAAAGGTATGACATTGTAGACACCATACTTTTCGGAAACTTCGAGCTTGAGATAGAAGTCGCCATACTTACACATATTCCTAATCCAAAACCATAAATTAAACTCGATATTAAGTATATCATAAAATAAATTGTATAGAAGTTTTTGAATGTTTTCGTCTGAAGATCTAATTTGTACTACGTCACCTAGATCGTTTTTTAAAGTACACTCATCAGCGATAATGTCTAAAGCAGATGCAACAATTGGATCAGTATCCATTGCTTCATAGTCAGCATAAATTTGTACACGAGCTGATTGATAGTTCTGAGATAAATTGTAATTGAAACCATAAGTTGGAGAAGTTGTATAGATGCGATTAAAGCGATCTATTAAAGAGTTTGTTTGTAGAATACCATCTACTTGAACATTTCCTGTATCAACAGTTTTTAATTCACCACCATCATTTCTAATTATTACATCAGTAGAGAATAATCTCTTTAATGAGGTGAACAAATTTGTTTTTGGTTGTTGTTTTACTTCGTCTGCCATAATTATTTTTTATAAAAGCCAGGTTAAATCTGATTGTTCGCCATTTACTGTTTCCATCCTCCAAGGATTAGCTTGTCCATTAGTATTATTGTAACTATTATAGACTTGAAATCCATTATTAGTAGTCTTACTAAAACTATTCAAACTAGCGTAAGCTAACCTTC